GGCAATCTCTCCTCGATACGCTTGATGAGTGTTATTGCACTGATAACTGCTGTTTTTTTAGCGGTCATTGCGGTGTTAGATGATTCAGAAATGGCGTTTGATTTGGCGAAATTGTTTTTATTCGCCGCGTTTGCCCCTAAAACCGTACAGAAGTTTATCGAAAAATAATGAAAAATCCCCTGACTTGGCTGATTGAAGCCATAAAAAACGACCCACTGCCGTTGCGTGAAGCTTATTCGGGCATTGGACAAACCATTGATAATGACGATGCCGATTGGCGACCGTTAAGCGGTGATGCCTTGCGGGATTTGTTACCGATGAATCAACGGCGGATGCAGGACATCTCGGCGTATTTATGGGAATCGAACACGCTAGCGAATCGGCTGATTGAATTGCCGATAGCCTATATTTTAGCGGATGGTGTGAAGCTAAAAGCCGATGATGAGCTTATTCAAAAACTGTTAAACGACTTCTGGGAGCATCCCGTTAATAACATGGACATCAAACTCCTTAAAAAGGTGCGTGAGTTGTCGATGTTTGGCGAGCAGTGTTATCCCACCTTTGTGAATGAATACAGCGGGGCGGTGCGCTTGGGTTATCTTGATCCGTGTTTAATCTCAACGGTGGTGGTTGACCCTGATAATGCCGAACAACCGATAGGGATCATTACCCATTTGACCAAGAAAGGCGTGTCGAAACGCTTTAAGGTGATTATCAATGGTGCAGAGGAGGAGATGTTTACCCAGCGCACAATCGCCATTCGAGATAGCTTTACCGATGGCGAGTGTTTCTATTTTAAGATTAATGATTTAGCCAGTGGGCGGCGGGGACGTTCGGATTTACTTTCACAAATTGATTGGTTGGATTCGTATGATCAGTTTCTGTTTGGCGAGCTGGATAGAGTGCAGTTCTTACGCGCCTTTATGTGGGATGTAACCTTAACGGGGGCGAATGAGGACGAGGTGAAGAAGAAAGCCGCCTCTATTCGTGCGCCTAAACCCGGTTCAGTACGCGTCCATAATGACGCGGAAACGTGGAAAGCCGAAAGCCCGTCTTTAGAATCCAGTGATTCTGAGACCAGTGCCAAGTTATTCCGTAATCATGTGTTAGGTGGCTCAACGATTCCTGAACATTGGTTTGGCGGCGGTGGTGATGTCAATCGCTCTACCTCTGAAAGCATGGGCGACCCCACCTTTAAAGTAATGTCCTTACGCCAAGCCTATATCGGTTATATGTTGTCAGAAATGGGGCGGTATGTGATACGGCAATGGGAGTTAGCGCATACCGGTAAAGAGCCGGACTTAAGCGAGGCTGTGTATGATTTTACCGTGCAGTTTCCTGAAATGGTGGCGAAAGATACCACGCGTTATGCAGCGGCGTTGCAGCAAGTGACGCAGGCGGTTAGTCTGGCTGTTACCGATAAGTTGTTGTCGCTTAAGACCGGCGTGCAGGTGATTGAATCGATTGCTGGACGGTTGGGCGTTAGTTTTGATGCGGAGAAAGAATTGGCGGAGATTGCTGAGCAGGGGGCAAACCAGTCCCATTCGACAAGCTCAGGACAGGGTTTGGACTCCAGTGGGGCAAACCAAGGTTTGGACTCCAGTGGGGCAAACCAAGGTTTGGACTCCAGTGGAGTTCAAGCCCATGGCTTGATACGCGAAGCGGTGGCAACAAAAGCAAAAGCCGTATTTACCGCCGATCAACAGATCATTGAAGATGGCGTTGCCGATGTGTTGAGTCGGGTTAGTTCACCCGTGAGTGAAACCGATATTCATAACGCGATTAAAGCCGCAAGCTCTTATGAGGATTTAGCCGATAGATTAGCCGTGTTGTTTGGTGAGACGGATACCACTGAATTTAGGACCGTTTTAGAGCGGGCTACTTTTACGGCTGATGTGTTGGGCTTTGCCAATGTCGCCCATTAGTATCAACTTTAATCTCCCATTCAATGAAGCCATACAGCAAATGGCAAGCCGTGGCGTGGTGTTGCCTGATTTGTATCATGGTCAGTTGCAAGGTATCCATCGGCAGTTAGCGTTTTCCATTGCCAATGTTGCCAAACTAGACCAATTGCAAGGTGCGCTGGACTCGCTCACTAACCATTTGAAAAACGGCGGCACGTTTGCCCAATGGCAAAAAAACGTCGATGTTAAAGCCTTGGGGTTGCCTAAGCATCGATTAGACAACATCTTTCGTACCAATATTCAGCAAGCCTATAACCACGGGCATTGGCAACAGGCACTGACTAATAAAAGCACACACGGCTATTTGCTGTATGACGCAATCAATGATTCGCGTACTCGCCCTAGCCATAAAGCCAATGATGGCGTTATTCGCAAGATTGATGACCCGATTTGGAAGCGGATCTGGTTTTCTCGCAATGTGTATCGTTGTCGCTGTCGGTTAATTTCCCTGACTGAAAAACAGGCGATAGCTCGCTCAGGGGATGGGCAAGGCATTTATAAACTGGCAACCGAAGACCCTAAGCGCGATACCGCGTGGGATACTGTTGATGTAATGAATACGGATATGATGGGATTTGGCATTGATAGGGCGATAGCTGAGCGAATGGCAAACGTAAAGATTGATTCAAAACTATTATCTGAGCTGGATAAGAAACGATTAACACCCTTAGATCTGCCTAAGTTTACGCCTGCCAAAACTGCTAAGAAAGCCGCAAAATACATGATTGATAATAATATTGTTGATACGGCTGATTTTGGAAAAATAAAGGATATAGGTATTATTAATGAATGGAATGAAGCGTTGTTTAATGCAGTCAGAGAATTTCCAGAATTGCGTGCTAATCAGAAATTCACAGGCTCTTCTCAGGCGCAAATTAAACGCTGGCGTGACCTTGAGATAGAGCGAGTTAAGAGTAAGTTCATCGCAAAAGGGTATGCAGAGGATAGAGCCATTGCCTCAGCGGAGAGGATAGTGCCTGAGAAAATTGCCCCTAGTTCATTGGGGCAATCATCGAATGACATCAGTGTTAAAGGCGTTGCGCTAAATGAGGAGTTCGCAACAACTAAAAAAGGCATTAAAGAACTGAGAAGCATACAAGCGCGTGGTGTTGAGGCGGGCTACTATCCAGCAGGATGCGATACTATAAAATACATTGTTGATCATGAATTAGGGCATCAATTAGATGATTTATTGCTTCTTAATATGGATACGGAAATAATCGCTGTTTACAAAGAGCTAAAAAATTAGATTTAATCAAAGCCGAGGTGTCAGGTTATGCCGAAAAGTCGAATAAAATCAAAGAATTTATTGCTGAATGCTGGGGGGAATTTAGAAACAACCCAGCCCCAAGAAGCACAGCCAGTAAAGTCGGGGCAATCATTACTGAGCGATACAGCAGCAGATTTAATCTTTAAGGAGATTGCCCTTGAGATAGAAGCTAATCCTCCATCCCTTGAGATCAGTTTTATTCCATTGCCACCAGAATCTACGTCATGAGCGGTATCCAAATCACTATCGACAGCGCACAGGTAGACGCGCTGTTAAACCAGTTACGCGATAGGCTGGATCATCTTGAGCCGGCGTTAACGGCGGTTGGTCATACCCTTGCTGAAAGGATAAGGCTTACTTTTCGTGATTTGCAAACGCCTGAGGGTACGCCGTGGAAACCGTTATCCCCTGTGACTAAGTTTAATCGGGCTGAGCGCGTAGTGGGCAAAGACAATGTTTATCGCAAGGATGGTAAGGGGACAAAGTCAAAGTTTACCCAAGTCTATCTGAGTGCAGATCCGTTAAATGATACTGGCGTGTTAAGAGATTCCATTGCTTATCAGCTCAGTGGTACGGCAGTGGAGATAGGCACGAATGCCCCACAAGCGGCGATGATGAACTTCGGTGGTACGAGAGCACAGTTTAGTCATTTATGGGGGGATATTCCTGCACGGCAATTTATGCCTACTGCGCATTTGCCCGACGACTGGGAGCAGGAGGTGATTGAGGTGCTAAATGATTATATTGGGATTGTGTAGCTTAAAAATCGATTTAAGGCTGTTTTCGCATTAATCCCATGCAATGACCTTGCTTTTTGTTTTACCCCCCGTTAAACACCCGTTAAACAGGGGTTAAATTCAGTGTTATGCGGTAATTTAAACCTTCACGGAGTTCAAACCTATGGTTCGCCAGTAACAAGCCAAGGGCTTGAACTCCACTATCGGAATCCAAACCCTTGGTTTGTCAGTCGCAAGCCAAGGGCTTGGACTCCGTTAGATTCCGTTAAATTCCGTTAGATTCCGTTAGACGCTACAAACCCCCTCTAAAAATACCATAGGACTACGCGCCTAGGTGTATCGTCGTGCGTCCTGCCTTATGCTTTTGTCACCGTATCCTCACATTGGAAAACATCATGCCAGAATCCTCCAAGCCCAAAGAAGAAAGCAAAGCGACTCCTGAACCACTGACGTTAGCGGCAGCGGCGAAGTTGGTTAAAAAAGACCTCAAAGACTGTTTAGCGTTTAAAGACTATGGTGACGTGGTTATCGTAGTGACGGTTGATGGTCAAAAATTACAGGCGGCTAAAAATGCCAAAGCCTAACTCATTTATTGAAGCCGTTGCCGATGGCGAGGGCAAAACAGGCTTGAAATACACTATCCGGGTGATTCGTGCCGGCAAGTCGGGGAATAACAATTTTTATCCCGATGCGGTGCTGCGTGAATCAGTATCACTGTTTGATAAGGTGCGGGTGTTTTCTAAGTCAGATGCCGAACACATTAAAGGACAAGGAAAGTCGTTTAGTCAGCTCATTGGTCAATTATCAGAACCACGCTTTATCGAAGGACAGCAAAATCAAAACAACAGCGAGATTCAAGCGACTCTCACCTTATTCGCCGCTGCGGGTGAGGTGGTTGCTAAGCTCAAAGAAGCCTACGACAACGGGATGACGGATTTATTCGGCTTTTCCATTGATGCCGATGGACTGACTCAACAGCGCGGCGGTCTGCGTGAAGCCACTAAGTTTGTCAAAGTGCATTCGGTAGATTTGATTATCGAACCCGGTGCAGGTGGGCAACTTATCAATTTAATCGAGGCGGTTGATCCTGCCTTGCAACTACAATCACAACCACAAGGCGGTACGATGGACTTATTACAATTAATGCTGGCATTCATTCAGGTAGGCAATGACGGGAATATACCTAAAGGTCTGGATACCAATGACCCAGTGGCGGTATTAGCGGCGTATAACGAAACGCTAGAAGCCGACAACAAGGGTCGTTACTGGGAAGCGCAAGAGTGCAACGCGATATTAGCAGCGGCAAGCCTGCCCGTGCCGGTGACTGAAAAACTGTTAAAACAGTTTAAAGCCAATGACAGTTTAACGCTGGTAGCAGTGCGTGAAGCCATTGCCGATGAGCGTGAGGTGTTAACCAAAATGACGGAATCGGGTCATATCAAAGGCTTGGGTGAGTCCCGCGTTGAAATGGGCAAAGACCGTTCTGAGAAAGTCACTTCGATGTTTGATGACTTTTTTGACCGCTCCAAACGCGCTAAGTCATTTCGTGAATGTTATGTCGAGATGACCGGCGATAGCGGCGTGACCGGTTTGATTCAAAACTGTGACCAACAGCGTTTGCGTGAAGCCTTGGGCAGTGAAGAGGCGTTTCGTGAGGCGATTTCTGCCGCTACCTTTGGCAACATCTTAGGTAACTCGATTACCCGTGCAATGGTGCGTGATTACAACGCGCTGGAAAATTACAACGATTTTCAGGATTTAGTCGATGTTGTGCCGATCAATAACTTCCGTACGCAAGAACGCACTCGTATGGGTGGTTACGGTAATCTGCCTGCTGTTGCTGAAAATGCCGCTTACGTCGCGCTTACCTCACCCAGTGATGAAAAATCCACCTACGCGATTACTAAACGCGGCGGTAAGGAAACCATCTCGCTTGAAACCATTGCCAATGATGATGTGGGTGCGATTCGTAAAGTCCCACAACGCCTGGCAGTGGCGGCAAAACGGACGCTGTATGAGTTTGTGCTAGATTTCATGCGCACTAATGCCGCTATTTATGACACGGTGGCGTTATTTCATGCGGTATCACACGGTAATTTAGGCTCGGCGGCGTTAAGTGCGGCGGCGTTTTCAGCGGCGCGGTTAGCGGTTAAGCAACAAATTGAGACAGGCAGTTCTAAGAAACTGGGTTTAGTGCTGAAGCATTTGTATGTCCCTGCGGAATTGGAAGAAACCGCGTTCGATTTGTTTGTCCGTAATACTAATTTGGATGAGTCGTTTGTGCAGTCTCGCAAGCCTAAGGTGCATGTCGTGGATTACTGGACGGATGCTAACAACTGGTATGCGACGGCGGACAAAGTTGAAACACCGCTCATTGAGTTGGGGTTTTATAACGGCACGGAAGAGCCTGAGTTGTTTGTGCAGGATTTACCGACGCAGGGCAGTTTGTTTGCCAATGACCAGATTACCTACAAGATTCGTCATATCTATGGCGGTGCGGTGATTGATTATCGTGGGTTTTATGGGGCGGTGGTTGCGTAGTAATTTTTCCTTGGAGTCCAAGCCCTTGGCAGTGGAGTCCAAGCCCTTGGCTTGTGACTGGCAAACCAAGGGTTTGGACTCCGATAGTGGAGTTCAAGCCTTGCTTGTGACTGGCAAACCAAGGGTTTGGACTCCGATAGTGGAGTTCAAGCCTTGGCTTGTGACTGGCAAACCATGGGTTTGGACTCCGATAGTGGAGTTCAAGCCTTGGCTTGTGACTGGCAAACCATGGGTTTGGACTCCGATAGTGGAGTTCAAGCCTTGGCTTGTGACTGGCAAACCAAGGGTTTGGACTCCGATAGTGGAGTTCAAGCCTTGCTTGTGACTGGCAAACCAAGGGTTTGGACTCCGATAGTGTAGAGGGTGATTTATGTTAATTGACTATCAAACCTTACTCAATAGCTTGGTGCGTGATGACAAGGCTATCGTTACGGCTACTGATATTGATAAGGCAATCCAGTTGGCAGTGGTGCGTTATTCAACTGATTTTCCGTTATTAAAAATAGCGGATTTAGCGAGTAATACGACGGCTAACTTGCCCGTCCCTACTGACTGGGACACGGGGTTTAGTTCAATTGCCAGTATTGAATCACCGCTAGGGGGGGTTCCTCCTACGGTGCTGAATGTGGAGCAGTATTGCTTGTATTCAGATCCGACGGGAATGACGGTCTTATTTGCGTTCATCCCGACCGATACGGTGCGGCTAAGCTACACCTTGCCGCATACGGTCACGGATACTATTGACACCATTAAGCCGTTGTATCGGGAGGCGGTAACCTGTTGGGCTGCCGCGTGGTGTTGCGATCAGTTGGCTTCTTATTATGCCAGTGCCAGTGACAGTACCATTCAGGCAGATCATGTGCAGCGCAATAGCCAGTCAGCCGATTATGCCCGCTTAGCCAAAAACTACCGGGAACGCTATTTTAGTGAGCTAGGCATTGAAGAGAAGAAGTTAGTGTCAGCATCGGCAGTAGTAGATTTAGATCTGCAAAACAGCCGTAATCAAGACCGCTTTATTCATTCTAATCGGTATCGGTAAGTGAGCAAACCAGGGGTTTGAGCTCCGGAGTCCAAACCCCTGGTTTGTCTATTCAAATAAGGGTTTGTCTATTCAAATAAGGTGATGTATGCAGCAACAAATACGCGATTTCATTAGTGCCAGACTGAACACCGTGCCGAACATTGGCACAGTGCATTCTTATCAACGCTATGCCGATCGTGAAAAACAGTTAGCGGATTTATATCAATACAATGGACGGCTACATGGTTGGTTTGTACGGCGTACCGCAGTCGTCGAAAGGACCTTATCGGCGGGTATCAATACAGAGCAGTCAACGTGGTTAATCCGTGGTTATTTGGCGATTAATGACGTGGTTTCCTCAGAGGTTGAGTTTGATGCCCTGCTAGATGGCATTAGAGGGGTATTCAGAACCGATGGGTTTAAGCCGTGGCTTGAAATGACCAATGGCGAACAAATAAGCCTCGTGTACACAGAGCAACTACTTAAAGAACAGATTGGCTTTGCGGTACTGGATAGTCAGCCGGTGCTGTTTTCTGGGGTGTTATGCCACAGTGCGCAGTGTCAATTGATTATCACTCGCTGTCTTAATGTCAACCGTTATGCAATCTAACCATAGACAGACATTTCGGGTTTTAAAAACCCGAAGGGTCTCATTAAACAACAACAGGTGATTCATGAAATTACAAGCACCAACAGGGACAACAGGCGAACTGCACTTAAATGGGCGGGCGTTTGTGATTGATAACAAGGGGCAAGTCGATGTACCTGAACATTTGCTCGGTTCGAGTATTTGGGCAAAAGGCTACACCGTCGTACCTCCAAAAGATTCCAGTAAACCAGTGACTAGCGATGTGGCTAGCAAGGACAAAGTGTAATGAGCGATATTATTAGTTTTGGTACGGGTGGGGTGATTTTAATTCCCCGCCGTGATGCTAACGGGGACTTGATTGTTATCCCTACTCCTACAGAAATGAAGTCCTGTATGGATTTCAGTATTGATGCCAAGTCGGATGTAAAGACCTTGGAAGGGCAAACCCAGTACACCTTAGCGGCGGCAGTGGGTAAACGATCTATCGATGTGTCGTTTACCCATAATATTCATACCGCCAGTTCCATGAATGTACAAGGTGCTGAAAATGTCACTACCGGACAAAAGAAAATCTATACCGAAGCCGCGCCGTTTACTGTTCCTGCTACACCGTTTACCGATACGGTAACACCGCCTAGCAGTGGCACGTTTTCTACCGATTTGGGGGTGTATTACGGCGATACCGGCGGGGCTGATGCGGGAGTGCAGTTGGTTCGCGTGGCTTCTGCGCCTACTGTCGGTCAGTATTCGGTTAGTGCGGGTGGGCTATATACCTTTGCCGCCGCTGATACGGGTAAGCCTATCTATCGCAAGTATTTGTATGCCACGGCAACGGGTAAATCCTTCACCATGATGAACCGCGTCCAAGGCATGAGTCCTGAGTATTCAGCAATCATCACCTCTGGCTCGTATCGTGGCGTGACCGTGACCTTTGAATTTCCTGCGGTGATTATCAAGGATCAGAGCTTACCGTTTAAGAATGGGGATTTCATGGCAAGTAAAGTGGCGTTGCAGGTCATGGCGAATCCGATTACTGGGGTGGTGGGTTCACAGTATTTTAGTTTGTAATTTTTAACCTAAAAATTGCGAGGCTTTTAAAGCCTCGCAGATTATGAGCTTTATAAGGGGGAACAATATGGCTAAAAAAACTATTGCGGATTCTGATTATTGGTCGCCAGTGCCTGTGCAGTATGGGCAAAATCGAGCCCAATTTCTTCTAGTTTTTTACTATCCAATGAGAACGCTAGATCAAAGCCAGATAAGCGAACAACCAATAAAACCTCTTCGGTTGAACTCCCCATTGCAAAACCAAGACCGTTGACTTTAATAGGCGATATATTTAAGTGATCAGGTAGGTCGAGCGGCTTATAGTCTGGCTGATGATAAGCTGAAATGCCAACTAAGAATTACAACACTCCAAAAAAGGAAAGACAATGAAACTAAAGTTAGTAGTAGGCAAAAACTCTCAACTCAGATTGCTAACGCCAGACGGCGAAGAGATAGATGGTATCAAGAAAATCTCCTTTTCGGAAATGGCTGATAAGGCACAGCATGGGTGTGATTTCCCAACGTTGACGGTGACGTTTTATGTAGAAGCCATTGAAGCACCGCTCTTCTGTAAGTTGCCTTAACGCCATTATGCACACCTTGTTATTAGGCGGTAAGCCGTTTGTGATTAAAGAGCCTGTTTTTAGGGATTTAAAGGTCATTTTAGCGGCGTTAAATCGGCTGAATAGTCCTGACAAATCTGACTTTAATCTGATTATCGATATTCAATTAATTCTCGTCAGTTTAATCGGTGAACGTCATGTAAAGAGCTTTAGACGCTTTTGGTGGGAAGCGTGGAAAATCCCACCACCAAGCCCTGAGGAATTGACGGCGATGTTAGCGGTCATTCCTACTATCTGCGGCTTACAAGCGAGGAGTCAAAACCTTGATTTGAAAGTGCAAACCAAGGGTTTGGACTCCACTGGTTCGGACTCCGCCGACTGGGACGCGCTGTATTGGCAAATCATTCGTACCACTGGCTGGACGTGGGAGGTTGTCGATACCACCATGACACTATCACGCTTAACCACTATGCAAGAATACCTCAACGCCTCCCCCTTAGTCGATACCTTAGTCGCCGCCTATCTAGGCTATGAATACAGCAAGCCGCGCTCGCTGGAACAGGATATTGACCTCTATTTAGCAAACAACCCAAGGATGCACTAATGGCTGATAACGAAATAAAAATAAAAATCAGTGGCGATGCTGAGTCATTAAAAAGCGAAACTGAAAAATCTAAAAGTTATTTAGAGTCGTTAAAAGATAAGGTGGTCAGTGCGTTAGGCAATCCATTAATTGCCGCGCCATTAGTCGCTTCCTTACGCCTTGCGCAAACGTCATACACTGCATTAACAGCCGCTGGAATAGGGGCTATGCGCGCTATCGCAGAAGCGGGTGGCAATGCGGTATTAAAAATGCGTGAGATTAATGGCGATATTGAAGGCTTACGCGGTAGCTTTGTGCGGTTTGGTTTAGCAGTTGGTGCAGCGGGGGTGACTGCGTGGCGTGGCGTTGAGTTTGAAACCCAATTTTCAAATGTTAAAAAGGTGGTTAATGGCACTACCGAAGAGGTCAATGGACTCGCTGATTCCTTAAAAAAACTCTCTACTGAAATATCCGTGCCACTAGAACAGCTCACTAAAGTTGCTGTGTTTGGTGGTCAAATGGGCTTGCCTGTTAATGAGGTCGCTAGTTTTACTGAGCTGGTTTCAAAAATGGCAGTGGCGTTTGACATTGTTCCTGAGGAAGCCGCTAAGTCGTTGGGTAATCTACGCAATATTTATCAGCTCTCAATGGCTGATTTAGAAAAGTTTGGCGATCAAATTAATACCGTTGCTGATAGTGCCAATACCTCAGAAAAAGACATTTTAAATGTCTTAAACAGAGCGGGTGGGACAGCGCAAAACTTTGGCTTATTACGCGGTGAAACCGTTGCTTTATCGGCGGCGTTTTTAGCAATGGGGAGACAGCCCGAGGTGGTGGGTACGTCTATGCAGAACTTTTTAATGTCTCTGCAAAATGCCCCTAGTCAAGCAAAGCCCTTTTTAGAAGCCTTGAATTTAATGGAGGTTGATGCGGAGAAATTAGCCAATGATATTGCCGCTCATCCGTCTGCGGCATTGGATGATTTTTTAGCAAAGATTGAAAAGTTCGATACCAAAGGGCGAGGACAAATTCTAACGGGTTTATTTGGTAAAGGTGAAGATACTGCCGCCATTGGCGATTTAATCAATTCCTTAGGCGAATATCATCGACTGGCAGGGCTAGCGAGTAAAGATGAGATATTTACTGGCAGTATGGCGGCTACCTTTGCAGAACGAGAAAAAACCGTCAGTGCAGCAATGCAGCGGCTTAAAAGTGCGTTTGATGTCTTTGCTATCACGACATCAACGATATTTTTACCTGCGATTCGTTTTGTTGTTGATGGGTTAAAAAATCTAACCGTAGCCATTACTAGCGTTAGCCAACACTCGCCTAATCTGGCTGGTTTTATTCGTATCGCGGCGATTATTGCCCCGCTGGGTGGATTATTTAGATTAACTTCGCTAGCCATTCGGACATTCATGCCAGGTATTGCCGCCGCATTCGCCTCATCGATGGGGATTATTTCAGCGGCGGCGGGTAGTGGTGTGTTTGCCGTTATGCGAGCAGGTTTTACGGGGATTGCCAGTGTGTTAGCCACAACGTTTAGCGGCGCGATTAGTCGTGCGGTATTAGCGGCGGGGTTATTGACGGTTGGTTTTAACGGCTTGGTTTCGGTATTGGGGACGCTAGGCTCAGTACTCAGTAGTATCGCCTCTAATCCTATGGCCATGTTTTTGGCAGGATTAACGCTGATTGGCGTTAGGTTTTCACTGGCAACTGGATTTGTAGCCAGTTTTTCATCTGTGCTTGGGCCATTAGGTAGCACATTACTGGGATTAGTGGGTGGCCCTATTGGCTTAGTGATTTCTGGACTGGCATTTTTAGCGGTTAAATTCCTAGAAGTTAAAGATAATGTTATTCAATTTGGCGACCAAAATACCACGCTATCAGAAATCCTGAGCGCGGTATGGCGTATTATCATAGGAACGATAGGAAGCGCAGTTGATAATATCAAAAGTTTTATTGGGGTAATGTTTAATGCCTATGTTAATTTTTACAAAAATTTGCTTGGCATTACAGATTCTGAATGGTCTAAAGTTAAAGCCGTGTTTGAAAGTACACTACAGTTTTTAACCACTGGATTAAAAACATTTGCCATTGTTTTTGGCGGAATATTCGCAGGATTGCTTTTTGCTGTTGTCGAGACCATGAATCAAATCGTTAAGACAGTTAAATCTGATTTTAATCAGTTAATTAGTTTAGCGACTGCCGCAGGTAACTCTATTAGAGCAGCATTCGGCGGAAATGTTACTGGTACAACATTTACAGCGCAGTTACAGGCTAATCAGCAGGAAACCGCAATAAGGCATGATGATGCTAAAGATGCTATTAAGGGAGCATTTAAAGCAGGGTTTCATTTAGATGAAATTTTTGATTCTGCGATTAATGTGACTAAAGAGCGTAAAGACGCATTTGTATCAGGCATTAACGATGAAATAGCCAGAGGGCGTGGATCAAAATCATCCAGTAAGTCATCGACTGAAAGAAGACGTACGGGCGGTTCAGCGTCTATCCCCTCCTCTGCTGGTGGCGATAGTAAGGGCGGTCATGGTAAAGGCGGTCATGGTAAAGGCGGCAGTGGCGCAGGTGCAGGGGCAAGCGGGGAAGCCTCCGATATGTCCCGTTTTGAAGCCGATTTAACCGCGCAAAAAATAGCCTTTGAACGTAAGAATTTATTGCTGGAATTCTCTAAGGAGCAAGAGAAGTCCTATTGGGATTCGGTGATTGCTAATTATAAGGGCAATGATAAAACCCTAGAGGAACTTAAGAAAAAATCAGCGGATTTAGACCTGCAAATTCTTCGGGATAACGCCAAAAAGAAACAAGACGAGGATAAGAAAGCGAAAGCAGAGGCTAAGGCATTAGCCGAGGAGGAGCTTAGCTCAAAAGAGGACACGGATAATGCCCTAATTCAATTGCAAGAAGAGGAGGCTCAACAGCAACTCGCGCTAGGTAATATTAGCAATGCGCAATTATTGGCTAAACAAAAAGACTTTGAGAGCCAACGTTATCAAATCGCTTTAAAAGCATTGCGTGATAGAACCGCCTTATTAGAAGGTGATGATACGGTTGGTAAGGCGAAGGCGTTCAGTGCTGAAAAAGCCCTCGGCACGAAACACGCCGCAGATATGAAAGCCATTAATCACAAGATGGCATTAGACAGCCAAGCGTCTTTTAATAGCATCGTGTCACCGATTAAGTCCGCGTTTGGTTCGATGATTCAAGGCGTTATTCAAGGCACGACTACGCTGAAGCAAGGGCTTAAGAATATGGCACAGTCGATTGTGCTGTCGTTTGCCGGGGCATTGTCGAATATGGCAATTGATGCTGCGGCACATTGGGCGTGGGAGTTGTTGGGCTTTGGGGCTAAGGAAACTACTAAAACGGTATTAAAGACCACCAGTGAGACGGCACAAACAGGCGCGACGATTGCGGGTGTCGCCGCACGCGGCGCGGCAGAATTCGCGGGCGCGGCAGCAAGCAAAACAACTGGTTTAGCGATGTCAGGTGCAAGCATTATGGATGCGGCAGCGAAAGCGGCGGCGGGGACTTATGCCAGTGTTGCGCAAATTCCTTATGTTGGCTGGATATTAGCTCCGCCAGCGGCGGCGTTAGCTTTTGTAGCAGTAGCAGGCTATAAAACCATGCTGTCATCAAAAGGAGGCGATTACAACGTCTCAGAAGACGGCGTGCGCATGATTCACGAACAGGAAACTATTTTACCCGCCACTATTGCCGCGCCTATGCGTGAGTTCTTTACCAATGGCGGTATTGGCAATGTCGGTGTGCCTCAACAACTGATGAATAATCCAGCCCGTACCGACTTAGCCAATACGGCGGCGAGTTCGTTAGCGATTCAACAGTCCTTGATTCAAACCCAGCAACAACAAGCCAAGCGGTCAACTGGCGGTACGGTGGTGCTGAATACTAAGGGTGGTAATTTTGTCCATAAAGATGATGTGATTGCCTTGCTGAAAAATGAAAACCGTAATTTTAGAATCAGCTAGGCGTTCAAACCAAGGTTTGGACTCCTGACTTTCATAACCCTAACGAGCGAATAATAAGATGTTATTAAAATTTGAAAGATTAACGGGGCAGATTCCCGATGTGGTACTCGCTCAAATCCCCGCGTGTGCTGAAAAGTTCCAAATCAATACCCCGCTACGGCTGGCTCATTTTCTTGCGCAATGCGCCCATGAAAGTGCGAACTTTAAAGCCACAGAAGAAAATTTAAACTATTCAGTGGAGGGCTTAAAGAAAACCTTTGGTAAGTATTTTACTGATAATTTAGCCCTTACTTATGCGCACAAGCCTGAAAAAATCGCTAATTGGGTGTATGCCAATCGGATGGGCAATGGCAATGAAACTAGCGGCGACGGGTATCGATTTAGAGGCAGGGGTTATATTCAGTTAACAGGGAAATCTAATTATGAAGCCTTCGCTGCGGTCGTGGCTGAGGATGTTGTTAGCCATCCTGAACTGGTTGCTAGTCGCTATGCGTTGTTATCGGCGGCGTGGTTTTGGAATTTACGGTCATTGAATGGTTCAGCCGATAAAGGCGCGATGGATTCAGTGGTTGCAGAAGTCACTAAAAAAGTGAATGGCGGTACGTTAGGTTTGTCTGAGCGTATTGGCTATTTTAAACGCTATTACCCGCTGTTAGTTGCCTAGACATCCAAACAGCGGAGTTTAGCCACGGAGTTTAACCACGGAGTTCAAACCCTTGGTTTGTGCTTGAAGGCAAACCAAGGGTTTGGACTCCATTTATCTTAAATAGTATGAGCAATTTAGTATTCCCAAGCACGATGAACGGCTATTTATGGGATTCCAAGAAAAAGCCAGTGTTCAATAATTTAACGCACTCTTCGGCAACGGGGAGGGATGTGCGCATTGCCTTATACGATCAGCCGGTCTATGAGTTTACGCTGTCTAACCAATGGCTAACTAGAGCAGACAAAGATACCTTGATAGGGTTCTTTGTCGCACGACGCGGGATGTTTGATAGTTGGCTGTATTTGGATGAGGACGGCGTGGTGACAGCGCAAACCTTTGGTACAGGTGACGGGGTGGCGACTGCCTTTCAACTGCTTAAAGCCACGGTTAATGCACTGGAGATTGTCAATAATCTGGTGTCTAGCCCGTTGATTTATATCAATGGGGTGCTAAAAACCATCGGTACGCATTACAGCGTCAGTGCAACCGGCTTGATTACTTTTGTCACTGTTCCAACGGCAGGTGCGGTGTTGGCGTGGACGGGTTCAGCCTATTACCGCTGTGTGTTTTTAGAAGATACGCTGGCGTATAACCAGTTTGCTTCTCGCTTATACGATTGCAGTGAGATTAAATTTAAGGGGTCTTTGGTGAATAAATTATGAGTACATTGGAAATAAGAGGGATGGCTGGCAAGTGGGCTATTTTCGAAAATGGCTTTCGAGTGCCCCCGAATCAATTCAAAAGCAAAGAAGAGGCAAAACTGGTTATCGCCTTTATAAAGCGCGGCAACTCAATTGATGTTGCTATCGAAAAATCAGGGGTGCGGCGATGAAAGCAGTTTCAACTGAAATGACTACCTTATTAACGGGCTATCAGTTTTTTGTGGCTGAACTGTACACAATTACGCTAGCGAATGGCGATGTGTATCGATGGACTTCTGGAGACGGTAATCTTAATGCTGCCCATTTTAGTCAGCCATATAGTTTTTTGTGTCATTTTGATAGCAGTCCTGCCATAGATACCAGTGGCAATGGTCATGTAATCAGCTCCGAAGGTGCCGCGGCTATTTATAATGCTGATGCAGTGTTTGGCAGCAGTTGTGCCGATTTAGGTATTGGTGCTATTGATAGAAGTTATACATTTTTAGAAACCGATGTGTTGAATTTCGCCAGTAATGATTTTACGATTAGATTACGCTCTAAATGTATGAATTCAGCGGGCGGTCATCAGCACGTTATTTTTTCAAATGGCTATGGTGTGACCATTAAATGGCTGTTTGATAGTTCACAATTTGTTATCGCGCTGTCGTATTCGGGGACGGCGAACGAGGTGGTAGTTAGTACAGCCGGCAGTTATCCTTATGGTAGCCCTAGTCAAATGTGGCGAGCGTTATCGTTAGAAGTGCATAACCATATCCTGTATTTTTATGTCGATGGCGTACTGGCTATCACCCCTACTGCACTGACATTGCCTATTTTTTATGCCTTAAATCGCGTGATTTATTTAGGTGTTAGTTGGTGGGGCTTCATGGATGAGTGCCTGATTTATAATGGGGTATCGATGGCACAAGGCGCGTCTAGCTATACGGTGGAAACCCAGCCGTATACAGATTACAGCGTGAGCTATTATGATTATTTAGCCAAGCCTATCGAGCGTGGTGACATAACCACCGCGACCGGCGTTAAAGTCGATGACTGTACAATCACGCTACAGTGCCCGATGGACTACACCATCAATTCCTTGAGTCTGCCTAGCTTTGCCATTATTGGCGGTTTCGATAATGCGCATGTCAAAATCGAGTGTGCCATCATGCCCGCTTATGGCGATACCAGCGCGGGGGTACTGCATTTATTTGAAGGCTATGTCAGTGACATTAAAATCGATATTAGCAAAGTCGAGTTAACGGTCAGTGCCGAGTCCATACGACTGGATACGCAAATACCTACCTTGGTGTATCAACCGTCTTGTACGCATACGCACTATGACAGTGGCTGTGCCTTGAGTCGTGCGCCCTTTACCGCAAGCTGTACCGTGGTAGCAGGTTCTGATAAGGGACATTTGCTGTTTGTGGATGTTAATGGCGTGGGCTTCTTTGATTTAGGCAAGGTGACATTTACTTCTGGATTGAATAATGCCCTGACGCGTACCGTTAAAACCCATACCGTAGGTGCGTTTTCAGCAGTGGCATTAACGGAGAATTTACCGTTTTCGCCGGCGGTCGGGGATACTTTTACCATCACCGCTGGCTGTGACAAATTGCGTAGCACTTGCACGGCTAAGTTTAATAATGCGGTGCATTTTTTAGGCTGGGAGTATATGCCAGTGCCTGAGGCTTCGTTATGATCGCTAGCACAAGTACAAGCCAGCCCTTCGATGCCTCAGGAGAGCGTTTGAACTCCAGTGGTGGCGGGAGTTCAAACCTTGGTTTGTCCGCCGCTAGACAAGCGGTGATTGACGAATCGCTAACGTGGCTTAAAACTCCGTGGCGACACGCCGCCGCTGTCAAAGGCGCGGGTGTAGACTGTGGGCGGATTGTCATCGAGATTTATGCCAACTGCGGTTTGATAGCCCGCTTTACCCCTGACCCCTATCCCCAAGACTTCGCTATCCACTCTAATGAAGAGCGGTTTTTAGCCAATATCGAACGCTATGCCTGCCGTGTTGATAAGCCGTTACAGGGTGATATTGCAGTGTGGAAGTTTGGCAGGTGTTTTAGTCATGCCGCTATCGTAGTGGATTATCCAACCATTATTCATGCCAAGATTGATGAGGGCGTGTTGCTGGATTTAGCAGATCAAGGCGATTTAGCAGGGCGTGAAGTGCGGTTTTATTCGGTGTTTACAGGGAGTTCAAGCAGTAGTTCAAACAGGAGTCCAAACCTTGGTTTGCGCTCTTTTTCAAACCAAGGTTTAAACTCCGTGGCGGGGCAATTATGAGCCTATTCGGTGGTAAAAAAACCAAGTCTACCGTCGCAGACAAACTGGGTAGCATTAAGATTCAATCGCAGGGCTACGGCAATGTGATACCGTTAATCTATGGCAAAGTCCGCACGCCCGTGACGCTGTTTTTCTACGCCAACTTCTTAGCAATACCTATCGTAGAGCGTATTAAAACCAGCGGCAAAGGCGGCAAGAAAAAGAAGCCCACCAACACCACCTTCATGTATTTCGCCTCTATCATGATGGGTATTTCCTCTAATGAAATCAGTGCTACCGGTCGGATGTGGATAGATAAAAAAGTCTATCCGTCGATTGCTAGTGTAGCCGATACCAGCCCGTCCCATTCAGGCTTCACGCTATTTAAAGGCGATAGTACTCAAGTACCGTGGGGCTATTTAACCACTTACGAACCCACAAAAGCAGTTGCGTTGCGTGGTTTTGCTTATCTTGCCTCTAATCTGTACAGCCTGTCCGATACTGCTTCATTGGGGAATCACACCGTGGAAGTGTTTGGCGGTTTTGCGACACAGACAGAAAACGATGCCAGTCCCGCAGACTTTATCCCTGACATTATGGTGCGTGAATGTGGCATTTCAGTTGATAAGATTGCTGATACGGCGGTATTTAGGGCGTATTGTATCGCGCAGGATTTGTCCTTTAGTGTGCTACTCGATGCCCAAAAGTCCGCCGCTGAATTTATCACTGAAATACTGAATTTATGCAGTGTCGAGCTGGTGATGAAAAATGGCTTATTCCACTTCATTAGCTATACCGATGACGGCTTAGTGACGGGCTATGATCTGACTAATGACGACTTCATTGTTGACCAAGGACAAGCCCCGATTACACCGACGCGCAAGAAAGCCATCGATTCGTTTAACGCACTGAAATTGGAATTCACTAATCGGGCAACCGACTACAATACTGAGATAGCCGAAGAGAAAGATTTGGCGAGTATTGAGACCATTGGACTACGCACCGGTGAAACCATCAAAGCCGATTATGTCGCTCGCGCAGACTTAGCGCGTAGCTTAGTGCATCGGCTATTGCAGCGTGATTTAGTGATACGCACCAGCTACGAATTTACGTTATCACTGCGTTATAGCCGTCTTGAGCCGATGGACATTATAACGCTCACTGACAGCGTGTTAGGGCTAGAACAGCACCCGGTGATTATCAAGAAAATCGTTATCACCACCGATTATCTATTAAAGATAACCGCTGAGGATTATGTCAGTCAGGTGTATGCAGCGACCCATTATGCCGCGCCTGCTACCGTGCCCTATATTCCTAATCACACTACTGCGATCGGCAATATTAACCCGCCGGTTATCTTCATTGCCCCAACGGCTTTATCAGTCACGGGTAATGAGATTTGGTGCGCACTCTCCAATAGTGACCCCTTGTATGGCGGCTGTGATATTCATTTAAGCCTTGATGGTGGCGTGTCGTATTCATGGATAGGTAATCATTCAGGCAATACCCGCATGGGGGTGTTAACCGCTAATCTGCCTAGCGGTGCGGCAATTGATACCACCCATACCCTGTCCGTTGATCTATCACAATCGCATGGGCAACTGGCTAGTGTGAGTCAATTAGAAGTCGATACCGCAGGGACATTGTGTCGCGTGGGCAATGAGTTGTTAGCCTATCGCGACGTGACATTAACGGGTGTAGAACACTATGACGTAAGCTATTTAAAACGCGGTTTACAGTCGAGTATTCAAGGCGCGGTAATCGGTGATAAGTTCATTCGTTGTGATGACAGCCTGTTTAAATTCGCCTACGACCCTGCGTATATTGGTACAACGGTGTACCTGAAATTTACGTCGTACAACGTCTTTGAAGATGGCGGGCAAGACCTCGCCGCTGTGCCTGCGTACAGCTTCACTATTCCATCGTTAGCCTGGAATGATGGCATCCATCGATGGAATGACGGCTCAAACTGGCAATAACCAACACGGAGTTCAAACCCTTGGTTTGAAAGTGCAAACCAAGGGTTTGAACTCCAATACAAAGTCCAGACCAAGGTTTGGACTCCAGCCCTTAAGGAACAATCATGACATCAGCCATTAATAACGCTATCCCTGTCAGCGGCACGCTCATTGATGCCGTTGAAATTCGCAACAACTTTGCGACCGCAAAAGCGGAAGTCACTGCCCTACAAGCCGATAAATTAGCCAAAGATGGCACGGTAACACCCACTGCCAACTTACCGATGGGTGGATTTAAGCACACCGGAGCGGCGACAGCATCGGCGACGGGGCAGTATGTCGAATACACCCAAAATGCCACGCTGTTAGCGGGCAAACTCTCGGCTGATGGCACAGTGAATCCCGCTGCCAACTTACCAATGGCGGGGTTTAAACACACGGGTGTAGCAGCAGCAACCGCCGCAGGTCAATACATCGAATATGCCCAAGCTTACGTTATCGCTGGACTGGGTAAAAACTGCCTGATTAACGGCAATTTCACTATCAATCAACGCGCCGTCACGGGTACGGTGGTACTAGCGGCAGGGGCGTATGGTCATGATCGCTGGAAAGCGGGCGCGGGCGGTTGCACCTACACCTTTACCTTAAGTTCTGGCATCACTACCTTAACCATTACCGCCGGCACACTGCTACAGATCATTGAGGGGAGCAACCTGCCCTTAGGCACAAACACCTGCGTGCTCTCCTGGACAGGCACAGCACAAGGACGCTTCGGTGTCGGTAGTTATGCTGCCTCTGGAGCTACCGCCTCGGTCGTGGGTGGCACTAACCTCTCCATTGAATTTAATACCGGCACCCTAAGCATGACACAGCTCGAAAAAGGTGCGGTCGCAACCCCCTTTGAGCAACGCATGACGGGCTATGAACTCGCCCTCTGTCAGTATTACTACGAACAAATCACCGCTGCGATTAATCAGGCGATTGCCGCTGGCTTCGTCTTTAGCACCACGGTATCCAGCGTGTTATTAAGCTATCAAATGAAGCGAACTACACCGACTATCACCATCACATCCGCTCAGATATACGCCAACGGCGCAGCAGTAGCCGCTACAACAAATACCGTCTATGCTGGATTATCCAGCGCGAGAGTAGACATGAATGCAGCAGTTGCCGTCGCAGGTGGTGGGGCGACGTTAAAAGCCAGTGCTGGTGGTGGGGCGGTGATTACCATTAGTGCGGAGTTGTAGCCTAACGGAGTTCAAACCTTGGTTTGTTCTTGTTCCCACAATACACACGGTGCTATCTGCTAGACTGTTAGTTCAACTCACTGTTTTAGGGAAATTCATGAAAAAGTTAATGATTGTCGCGGCAATATCAATGCTAACCGCCTGTATGTCAATGGGAACAAAGGTGGAAACTAAAGACCTGACTGGCTTTACTAAGGGAAAAACAACTTACAGTGAAGTGGTTAATAGACTGGGAACACCTACACAATCCACTGTCAATTCTGATGGGACAAAAACAGCTATTTATTTCTATACCGAGGCACAAGCGAAAGCGGCTACCTTTATTCCGATAGTGGGAATGTTTGCGGGTGGTGCGGACTCTGAAAACACCACAGTAACGCTCACGTTTGACCAACATTCAGTGCTGAGTAATTACAGCTCATCAACAGGGCAGAGTAGCGTATCAACTGGGTTTTAGTTTGACAGGGGCGGGGTGTGGGGGTATGCTTTGTTTCGAGCTTCAAAACTCAAACTGTAAGCGTTACCCACACACGAAAGCCATGTGGTTTTTTTATGCCTGTTGATTTCTGCAATCCTGCCATTTGTGGCATAATTGCGCCTGAGATAGGAGTGTTTATATCGAAAGGTATAGACGCAGGTCTTACAGCCTGTTTTGAAGCTCCTACCTCACCCTTCGGGGTGATTAATTTCAAAATAACTCTGTAAGGTATCACCATGACTACTCAATTAGTCCCCCTCTTTGCTGGCACTATCGCTGGCGAAACAACAGAACTTGTTAATGCGCGTAAACTGCATACTTTTCTTGAAAATAAAGATCTGTTTGCAAATTGGATTAAAGACCGCATAACGCAATATGATTTCGTTGAAAATCAAGACTTTATTAGTTTTTTGGAAAACACCAAAAAACCCCAAGGCGGTCGTCAAAGCAAGGAATACCACATCACCCTAGACATGGCAAAAGAACTATCTATGGTTGAACGCAACGCCAAAGGCAAACAAGCCCGCCGTTACTTCATCGACTGTGAACGGCAATTGACAACCACGCCTTACGGCTTAAAAAGCCGCCTCAACGATACCCTAACCCTAGCCGAATTCATCGCCTTTCAAGAACAGCTTGCCGCGTTAAATGAACAACTATTAGCGTGCAAGGTCGTTATTTCGGCTAAAGACTGCTTAAAACTTGACCTCAATAAAACCTTAGCAAAAATCCAACGGGAAGAAAGCGAAAAGCAAGAAGACTTCAAAATCGCCGACACCATCATCCAAATGGAATACGAAGGCAAACCCCGTCATGAAATAGTTAAAGCGGTAAACCGCAACTTTAACGCCGTCCGTCAAGTCATCTTCCAAGCCCGTCGTGATGGCTTACTCCCTGCTAAAGGCGGTACAGCATGAACACAGCCACCAGTGACTTATTAGAACACCTAGATAACACGATTAACGCGCTAAAAACGCTATCCAGTCTATGCAGTTCAAGCACAGAAAACGACCTAAACAGCCTATACTGGTTACTCGCTCCCATCGTCGAAAAACAAGAGCAAACGATGGCAGATTTATGGAAAGCAGAAGCTAAAAAATAGCCTTAAACCCAAACAAAAAAGCCGTGTGACTGTCACCAGTCATACGGCTTTTTCATTCTCGTATTTTGAGCGTTATAACCTGCGTTAAACAAATCAAAATTCACTCAAACGAAGACAGGTTTTAACGGGTTTTTATGATTTTTCTGGAAAAAAAGTGTACAGAATAAAATGTCGAAAGTGTGCAGAATAGATTGTCGATTTACAATACGCTCTTTGTGTTGCAGTTTGTTGTGGCTTGTTATTTTGAAGTGTCCCACCAGTGTCCCGTAGGCATAAAAAAAGCCCTTCGACGAATCTCAAGGGCTTGATTTTATTATACTTTGGTGGTGGGTCGTGCGCGATTCGAACGCGCGACCATCGCATTAAAAGTGCGGTGCTCTACCGGCTGAGCTAACGACCCAACAAAGACTGCCTATTATAGTGACTTTATCTATTTTTGCAACATTTATTTTTGATAACGAGTCGTATCTGGAACACCTGCCTCAATGAACCCTGCTTTTCTTAGGCGGCAGGCATCGCATTCACCACAGGCGCGTCCTTGTTGGTCGGCTGAGTAACAGGAGACGGTGCATTGATAATCCACACCTAAGGCTATGCCTGTTTTTATAATGTCGGCTTTGCTTAAGTGTATTAGCGGGGTGTGGATGGAAAAATGTGTGCCTTCTACGCCTGCTTTAGTGGCTAGGTTGGCTAATTTTTGAAAGCTTTCGATGAATTCTGGGCGGCAATCGGGGTAGCCTGAGTAATCAACGGCATTCACACCGATGAAAATATCATGTAGATGTAGCACTTCTGCCCAGCCTAGGGCAAATGATAAGAAAATGGTGTTTCTGGCAGGAACATAGGTGACGGGTATGCCTGTTTGTAGCGTGTGCGGCACGTCAATGTGTTCGTCTGTTAAGGCTGAACCGCCTATTGATCCTAATCCTAGTTGAATGATTTTATGATCTTCAACTTGATAATCGGAGGCGATTTGCGCAGCGGCAATTAATTCGGCATTGTGGCGTTGCCCATAATCAAAGCTTAAGGCGTAGCATTTAAAGCCTTGTTGTTTGGCAAGGGCGAGTACGGTAATGGAGTCTAATCCGCCTGATAGTAGGATAATGGCTTTTTTTTGCAT